TCAAACATATTATCTTTAGCTCCCGGAGTTTTTCTATTATTATAGTGAAGAAACACTTGCACACATTCTTTACCTTTAAATTTTTCTCTCCAATGTTCTAGCTCACAGCCAGAATAAACTAGCATATCTCCTGGTTTTAAATCTACTTTGATACCTTTCTTACCAACTTCTCCTGATGGCTCTAGATATATTGGCCAATCATCACCACCAAGATTCATAGTCGTAGATATTTCACAACTAAATCTATCTTTGTGTCTTTCTAGGACATCACCTTTTTTATATATTCTAGCATAAGTGTAAGCTGGATATAATTTTAATCCTGTTGCTTCTTCCATTTTAGGAAGACATTTTAGTAATAAAGTTTCCATCGCCATATTAGAATATTGAGAATATGTATTTGGAATTTGTTCATTCTCACCTTCGTAATATCCAATAATAGTTTCAAATGGAGAAAAGTATCTACGCTCTCTACAAGTATCATAAACTTGTTTTTGCATACTAAAATAATTTGCAACAAAACTAGCCAAGTCTTTTGATATTGCTTGACGGATAACTGTATACTTTTTCTTTTTAAACATCTTTTGCCATTTCTTTTGGTACAGCTTGTATATTCCAATGTATAAATCTAAAAGGCTCAAGTCCAAAGTCTACTGAATACTCGTGTTCTAAATAACCTGGAAATATAATTAATGTTCCAGGCTTTGGTCGTAGATGAAATTGTTCGTGACCTGCCCACACACCTTTTAAGTCTGGTTTCATTTTTAATTTTGTACATCTTGCACCAGTCTTTGGTTCGTGAAATACAGGGTAAGAAGTTTTGTCACTACATTTTAAAAAATAAAATCCTGATACGTGTTGATTCCAATGTATATGTGCAGAATGATGACCACCACCTTTTTTAGCAAACTCTTGTACCCATAGCTCACTAAACATAGTTGTGTATTGTGACATATCATAACCTTGGTGATCTAAATACTCCCAAGACTTTTGACCAATATAATTTCTAAAATCTAAAAAATCATTGTCATGTACTAATGGTGTTGAGTGATAAGATCTTCCAAAATCACCGTGTTCTTTTATAAATTTCTTTTCTCTATTTCTTGCATCTTTAATATATTTATTAGATGCTTTGTTTAAAGATTTTACAAACTCTGGTTTTTCCTCACTCCATATTACAGTTGGAAAATAACTATTTATAAACATTATTTAAAAGGCCTCCCTAAATGCCATACCACAAGACTATATCTTGTGCCTGATGTTACTGGTTTAACTCTATGCCAAACAAAACTAGGAAATACAATGATAGAACCTTTAGGTAATATCTCTTTACATTGCACTCTATGTTTTGATTCGTCTCTCATATGTGGATCATAGTTTCTAAAATCAAATTCTAATTCACCACCTTTATATTCTGAACCATCTGTTAATTGACAAGTCATAGATAGTTTTCGAATCTTACCATTATCGGGGTCTCCTTCTTTTCTTTTGTAAGGTTTATCCCAACTATCACAATGCCAATCATAGTATTGGTTGTGTTTGTATTTTGTAAATTGACAAGACTCACTTCGGTCCCACTCAAAATTCCAACCTGCCATTTCATTTGCTTTATGAACATATGGATGTAATTCTTTATATATCCAAGTATCATTTAGCCATACTAGGTCAGAATTTCTTTTTCTTTTTAAATCTAATACTTCTTGCTTGTTTAATTTTTTATCACCATAGTTACCAGTTCTAGCCATTACTTCTTTTTGTGAATTTGCATAAGCTATAACATCGTCACAGAATCTAGGTGTTAACACACCACTAAAATACCAATAATAATTAGATATATTCATACGTTATAGTTTGTACAAAATTTAAACTATCCTTTTGATTATTAGTTAGGTAATACATATTAGTTGATGGAAACATAATGAATTGATTATTCTCTAATGGTATGTCCCAACTTCTTCCTTTACGTCTATTATCTTCATAGTGTATTCGAACATTACAATCTTTTACTTTTACACCATATAATAATGTAAAGTCTGGAGAGTTACGTAGATCTACTGGATCTATATTTAATAATGGAATTGTAGTCTCGCTAGGTTTATAGATGTTACCCCACGTTTCTTTGTTAACTAAAGTAAATCCATACTCTAAACCTATATGATCTCGCATATATGTATTCAACATATCCCAAGTTCGTGAAAATGGAAAATCTTTGTTTTGAATTACTGATTGTAAAATGTCGCCTGATAACTTATCTCGGTCAATGTCCCAATCTTTGG